TATCACCACTATCTGCTGCAAGTTCTGGGTTTGCGTAACCATCGGCAAAGGTGGTCGTATTACCTCCCGCAAGTGTTACCGCACTGTCAGCGCTAGCATCTGGTGTTCCAACTGCACCAGAGGTAGCACCTGTGATAACGTTTGCACCACTAAATGCAACATATGCGCCAGTTGTTCCATTGGTTCCATAATCACCAAATCTTTCCTGTGAGTAATATAGAATTGAATTTGCACTGTCCCACTCAACAACTTTACCAATTGCGCCCGTGGTAGCCTGACTTATTTTCTCATCTCCATCAAACGTACCAGACTGTGATGTAAGTTTAACCGCATAAGTGAGTCTTGCTGTAGCTACAGTCGCAACCGAACTTGTTCCAAACGTATAGGGGTCAACAACAATTCCCAATTTACGGAAATCATTTTCTGTGGTAATGTCATCGCCTTCTGCGGCAGTAAGTGTTGTTGATAACATTACAAAATGGCCACCAAGTTCTTGTGCAGCATCAAAACCATGTCCACCTTTCGGTCCTATAACCACTTCAATTGAGCCGCCGGAACCACCAATTGCTGAAGCAGTATCTAATGTGTTATCTGAAAAAGTATACCCGCTTGCAAGATTGACTGTCCCAAATGTGTATCCGGCACCAGCTGCGTGAATTGTTGTATCTGTTCCAGCAGTCAAACCAAATGACTGAATAGCATTATTTGCAACTGTAATTCTGATAATTGCTCCTGATGCGGTTCCTTGAGAAGTTCCATCCCCATAAACTGCGGCGTAGTAGGTTCCATTTGTATATCCAGAACCAGCGGTAATGGACAAGGAGTCAATTGCACCATCAGTGGCCGCAGCACTTACTGTTGCATCAGTTGTTACTGGCATGAAATCTGCCGTTAGGAAGTTGTTAATTTGACCGGCTGTAAGAGTGTACATATACTGTAGAACATATCCCCCCGCACTAAAAGGTGCAGTTGTAGTGCTTGTGGGTTCCGTTCCACTAAATGCTGTCCCACCATTATTATCAAGAACTTTATAGACACGATAATCAGTTGTTACAAAATAAAATGTTGAATCATAAAGATTAGAAGCGCCAGATGTTGCAGTTACACTTGAACTATAAGTTGGTTTGTACATATCATACGTTGTACCATTAGCCCAATTTCTTCTAGGAATAGCTCGTTGAACATTATTTGATCCGATACTCTTGGCAGCAATCATATCGTCCCAGGCATAAAATTCATCAGTTGGTCCATCCACGGGAGTGGGTGGGGAAGAATCAGAACCGCCACTCGTTCCAGAGGTGAACGGTGTACTCTTACCTATGAATAGATAATAGACATTATTAGACGATTCAGTAAACGACTCTTCAAATTGAGAGGCGTTATGAAGTCTAAACTTTTCTGTGATAATAGCTGCCATTTGTTTTTCCTATTTTATCTATTTATGACGCAACACCGGCACCGATAATTGTTTTAAGAGTAGAACCAGAAGAGTCTACAATTAAGAGCGTTGATGAAGTCTTCATCATATTACCTGTTAAAGCGTCTGATGCACCAGTTGTTAGAACTGTTCCTGTTTCATTTCCAAATGTAATAGTTCTATCTGCTGTTGGGTCTGTTACCGTAAGGGTTGTTTCATGAGCATCAGGAGTTGCACCCTCAAATACGATAGATGCTCCAGTGGATGTTATTGTTCCTACTGTAACATTACCCGCTGCAAATGTTCCTGTCGTTGTGAGGTTTTCATTACCGAATGAAATTGCACCAGAACTGTCTGTGATTGAACCAGCAGCCACTGTGGCGGTGCCGAAGTTTCCAGTTGTGCCATTTACAGTTGTTGTTGCAAGTGTCGTGATAGTAGCAGACGTTTGAGTACCAGCAACAACACCACTAATATTAGGAGCGGTTAATGATAAAACAGAACCAGTAGCACTGACTCCAGTACAAAGACCAGAGCCATCACCAATTAATGTATAAATTTCAACGAAATTATCATTGATCTTTGCACCACCAGCTCGTAATGTATCACCACTGCCATCGTTGGCGTTGGTTCCGACCCCTAATGATTGATATGCCATTTAACGTTCCCTTTTCTTATGTTATTTATAACGATTATGCAGCATCGAAAGTTGTTTGTGTTGAGTCAAAGGTTCCAATAGTGCTGTCAAAGGTAGTCACTACCGCAACGCCTGCTTCCGAATCTGCTTCTGAAACTGGTAATTGTAGTCCACCGCTTTCAGAAGCAAGACCATTCGCAATATTTATTGAGTTTTGTTGTAGGAATGAGAGTGTTCCTAGTCCTAATCCACCAGCCTTCTCCAACAACAATTCATCACCAGCATTTGTTCCATCACCATCGGTTCCATTCAATAAGAAGAACCCACCCTCATTGTCTGCAACTTGATTGCGAATAGTATCAAACATCACAAGTTTATCACCAAGGTCACGGCCGCCCGAACTGTCAAGGAGTAGATTGTCATTTTCGTTTGCAGCAGTATCTTGAACCACTGCATCTCCAGCATTGGACTTTGCGGAATCCGTACCATCTAATAGTATCTGACCCTCGATATCAAGAACAGCAGATGTACCATCAAATATTATAACTCCACTGTCATCTTCTAATGCGACATTGAATCCAATTTCATATTCATCTTGTAGGGATAATCTATTTGTTGAAGTTTCAGTATCAATTCTAGCTTCTCTTGTAAACTGTGTTATGTTCTTATTACCAAAATTACCCTCTGGAATACTTCCCTGATTAGTGTTGTCTTCAAACTCAATCTTACTTCCTTCAGTAAGAATCTTTTCGCCTCTATTGAGTTGACCGTCCAACACAATGTTTATACTATTATCGCCTGCTTGTATACCCTCACCAACTAAAAGTCCTGTTGAGTCAGTAGCAGTCTCCAATCGGATATGAGTGAGTTCATTTGTCCCGTCTGGGAAAGCCTGTAGATTGTCCTCTAGAGTAAATGGTTGACTGTTGCTCTCTTGTAAAAGAGTGTGTCCATTTTCAAGAAGAAGAACATCACTAAGTCTACCACCCTCTAAGATGAAATGCATGTAGTCCTCTAAAACCAACTCATCAGAAGCTGCACTCTGTTCAAATACGATACCGCCTTCATTAGTCTTTAGTGTACCAGCTGGTTCAGTAAACCCAATAGTATCCATCTCAACCAAATCTTTTATTGAAAGGCCGGGGAGATCACTAAGTTTAATTCCTGCCTGTTCATTTGGATTTATCTCATAAGAAATTCTATCTCCAGAGTCCGTACCATCCTTATCTGTGCCATCAAAAACTAAATTATCTTCCGTTATAGCAGGGAGGCCATTACTTAACCCATCCTCTAATTGGATCATTGGTTGATCAAAGAAAATTGAGCCAGGCAGAATACCAGAAGCAAGAGGGGCGCCATAACCAACTTTGGGTGTTTTAATTTCTGGTCTAACTTTAATGGTAGTTACATGAGACACAGATCGTTTTGAAATTCCGTTTTCACCAAGCGCTGTTTCTGCAAGCAATCTACCAGACCCAGCACCAGCATCTAGAAGTATTGAACCGTCACCAGAACTCTGCGAGTTTTCAGCAGCAATATCCAATCCACTCTCAAATTGCAGATTGTCGCCGTCAGTTTCTTCAAGAATTAAGTCGCCAATGGCAACGCCGTTCTCTTGAATGATTGTGTCAAATATACTGCTGCCACCTGTGGTATCAAGAACTCCTTCCCGAATTGCTGTGGTCATTTGGAGAGTTTCACCAAACACAACACCAAACAAAGATGCGAGCTCTGGTGTGAAGGTATCGTCACCTGTGTAATCTATGACACCCGCAGCAGCAGTTCCCATTGCAGCAGATATTTGTGTTGCGAGAGAAACTTTACCAAACGGTATGAAACCTGCTGGATGAACTGAAGCTTTAAGTTCGTTAATATAATCAGATAGAACCGCATTAACTTTTACTTCATAAGAAAATTGTTGGTAGAAATATGAATCTTGTATACGAATTATGTCTTCGCCAAGAAGACTATCAGTATTAACGTAGGCACCTGGCTTTGTTACAGTTGTTCCAATTTCTGTTACACCTTGAGCAGTTCCTTGTGCAATAACTACAGCAGATGCGCCAGAGCTATCCGTTATGGTATCCCCCACAACATCGAAAGCACTTTCCATAATAATTTCATCACCAGAGTCAGTTCCATCTGATTGTGTCTGATTAAGAATAACCTGATCTATCCCCGTTTCATCTTCCATAATGATTTGAGAATCAGCATTAGTACTAGAAGAATCTGTACCGTCTAATAACAAATTATGCCCAGAATTTTCGTTAAGTATTCTGTCATCATCTTCAGTTATGATATTACCATAACCATCTTCATCACCAGAATATATTGTTTCTTCGTATAAAATACCGGCTGATTTAGTTGGTGAAGTAATTTCAACATTTAAATTATTTACGGGAGAACTTTCATTAACAAAAGTCTCTAGGCCCTCACCCATCAATCTACCAGCTGGAGTATTGCTGTGCTTAACTGATCTACCAAAATTTGAAATTTCAGAAACATCAATCACTGACTGTAGAAGTTTGTCGTTTGCATCATCAGTGTTGTCCTGGCCGCCGCTGGTGTTAAGAATGATAGCATTTCCCTGATCCTCATTAACAAGATAGCTTGGAGAACCATTACCGTCAGGCAGAGAATTTTCTAGTAGAATAGAATCGGTATTATTACCAAATACAATACTTGTGTCTAATTGATATTCAACTCTATCCCCAACTGAAAATTGAGAACCATCTAACTCTAATTTGTCACCATCATTCTCAGTAGATGTTTCTAGCATTACAATGTAGTTGCCAAGGTCTGTACCACCTGACGTTTGTACTTCCAGTGCAATATTATCACCAACATCATCAACACTACGGTCAAATAGAAGAACACCGTCTTCCTGTTCGCCAAAGATATTAGTTCCAGCTGTTTCATCTTGAAGTTTTACATGGTCTTCAGAACGTTCATCTGGAAAAAAAGATTTTGGACGATGACTGTCTAGTAAAAATTTACCAGAGGAATCTGTAGGAACAGCACTACCAGATTCTAATTCGATGCCCTCATCAAGTAGAGCATCCATGTCATCAATTTCCATACTGATTTGGTAAACATTAACTTCTGTTGCATCTTGTAGCAATTCTCCTTCACCAAATGCAGCAGTGTCTATCGAAATCCTTTTACCTTTTTCACTAAATGCATCCAGCAAAACACCTTGGCCAAATTCATCATTAACTTTGTATACTGTAGCAATTGGACCGTGATCAGGTCTACCTGGCTCAACAATATCAAAATCTTCAAGTTGCAATCCATCATTTGTAATAGTTAAACCAGCAGATTCACCTGTGAGTCTATTGGTGGGAGTTGTATCGACAACTAATTTATTGATGCTAGGTTCCCAAGAAACAACATTGCCCGTGTGTGTTGTAAGAGCTGAATCTATTGCAAACGATCCACTTACATCTTTTACGATTAAATTTGTATTAGCAACAACATCAGGTTTGGTTGCATACTTGAAACCAGAATCAGTAACCGAAATTTCAGTTACCATACCAATATCTTTTGTGAGTGCAACTAACTCTGCATCTGTTCCACTTTCACTATTAACCGTCAGACTTGGTAACTTACTGTAACCAGAACCTCCGTTGACCAAAAAAATTCTATTTATTTCACTAGACTCATCGACACTGAAGAAGGAAGCTTCTTCTAAAATAATACCGTCTGTATCAGTTCCATAAGAATCTTTTGATAAGCTTTCGTCTTCTGATAAAAGTGATCCACCCAACACCACTTCGGTATTACTATCTGTTTCACTGTCCATGCCAGTTGCAACATTACCAGACTCTTGCCGCAACACGAATCCATCATCTAATGATGTATCTGTAGAAACAAATAAATTATAAAGAGTTGTGTCAAAGGTGGACTTAGCATGGTTTTGATTATCGCTGGGCATCCAGAAAGTAGTGCCGGGGTATTGATCAAATAAATGTGGGTGTGCTATTCCAGTAGTAGTATTTGCAGCTTCTGCTCTTGCTTCTGTTAAATAGAGAGGGAAATAGTAAGTTTGTGAATCACTGAATCTTCTGTCTGTACCAAACACTGCATATGGTTCGCCAGCTACAGTCGCAACAGATGAACCATTCAATAACAACTTATTACCAACGAATGATGTTTTAGTACCAGACTCAAGTAGGAGTGCTTCTGGGGTTGTTGAAGTTGAAGCTTCTGTTGAAAGGCGACCACCAATTACAGAAACAAAGGCTGTAGCAGGATTGTTACTACTGTCTCCAGCAAAATTTGTAAACTTAACTGAGTCACCAACACTATACCCTACTCCAACAACATCAATGTGAATATCACTTACTGATCCAGTTTTAATTTCGCTAACTTGAGCAGTTGATTGTCCATTTCCAATATTACTATCTAAAGTTAAAATATCACCAACATTGTAAAGTATGCCACCAAAGTCACCAGCTGTAATTGAAGTTACAACACTTTGAATGGTGAACTGCATAGTAAAGTCACCAGAAGTAGATACTCCCTCAATAACTTCTGAAGCAGAAAATCCAGAACCTATTACACTATCTTTCCTTAAAGTGAATTCTACAATAGAATCCGATCCTTGATTAAATTGTGAAACTGCAATGATTTGTGCTGTGGTTCCAGAAGAAGCCCCTGTAACAATTTGGCCTGCCATTTCAGCAGGGATTGCGCCTTGAGAATCAGAGGTGCATCGAATAGCAAGAACATCATTCCAATTTCCATCACTGATCTTCATCATGAACTTTTCTGGATAAGTAATTGATGCCTCTTCACCTAAGAATATTCTAAAGAAAAGTTTATGACCTTCAGACGTTCCCTTTGCAGCATACAAGTCACGAATTTGTTTAATAAGATTTCGTTTGGATACACCATCTGCAAGAGATGTTGGAATTGATTCCATAAAGGAATCTCTAAATGCATTTAAGAAATGATCAACTGTGTTATCAGGATTTGCATATTCCAATAGTTGTTGAATATTTTGAACAGGGTTCGCCCGATATTTTTTGAGGACAGAGGTAGCACCACTTGTTGTGCCCGTAATGGTTTCTCCCTCAACAAATCTTTGGTTTGCAGTTATGAACAGCTGTTCGTTATCATCTACCAATATAGTAGAAGTAGCATTACTCGTTGACCCAGTAATAGTTTCACCAACTTCAAATTTACCTGTAGTTCCACTGCCGCTTTCAAAAACAATTTTATCTGATTCATTTGAACCAGATAAATTTGTGCCATCTAAATTGAGAAAATTGACAGATAGAGTTTCTAAGAGAATTTGATCAACTGTACCATCAATGGTTATTTGAGCAGATTCTAAAAACCTATAATACTGCTTAAGAAACTCAACAAATATTGGATGGTCAGCCTGAACAAAATCAGGAACCTGACCATCTATAAGTGGTGATATTTCAGTGACTAATCCGCTATCAAAAGGTGCCATTGATCTAATAACTCGTTCCTGTTGGGTCTACTGTTGATGGGGTGGCATCAAATGTAACTGCCCCGGCCTCATCTCCTACGGCAATGGTATCAATCCCTCCCAAAATTTTGGTGTTAGTAACATCAATTTCTAAAATCTGATTTCTCAATGCAACAATGTCATTTGAATTTGGAAGTGCAACAATACGAATTCTAGTTGATGCTGCACCGTCAATATTTGAAATTGAAAGTATATTTAAAGTGTTGATTGAAACCTTTCCAGTTTTATAATCAACTGTTCCGGCGGTTATATCAGTATAGTTTCTTGTCGCACCCGTCAAATAATATAATCTAATATTTCCTTTTCCATCATCATCAAAAAATTGTTCATTTGTATTAAATTCACCAGACACATAAAATCCTGTTGACGTTATAACTCCACCCATAGCACTATTGTGACCATCATGAGGGTTGTATATGCTATTGTTGAAATATACGTTATAAGAATTACTTGTGCCAGTGGTTGGTGTAAAATATTTTGCAATTCTGGGAATTACTGAACTACTTGTAATAGATGGATCAGTGGCATCGATGGCACTCAAAAGTTTTGAATGCCTTAAAACTACATCAAATTTAATAAGTTCAGAAGTATTGAAATCCGTAATTGTTTTGGTAACTTCAGTAATTAAAGTGTCTTTCGTTTTTACTGTTAAGTTTGAATTGAATTTAAAATCTGCTGTAAGGAAAATATAAAGAAAATCTGGATCAACAATAACTGGAGTAATTGAAGCAACTGTAAATTTTCTAAGGCCGGAAACTAGATTCGTCTTTTCTGCATTGGTTAGGTTAGTACCCAGATTATTCCTAACAGAAATAAATACCTTTCCATATTCTGCCGTAGGAACAACTCCAAGACTAGAATCAAAAGAACCATTCTCTCCACCAAATACTTGAACGGCTGTAGCATTAGGATATAATTTTTGCACAAACACCTTATAATCATCTTCCGTAACACACCTACCTTGAGATGCATAATCTAGGGGCGCAGATAATTTTATAGATTGAATACTTTCTGCTGGAGAACCACCAGATGCTGCAGCAACGGTTGTAGTGGTAACATTAACAACAGTATCGATTGCTCCAGAATTAGTAAACGCAATTGCACCATTACCTTCAGCAATATTAGTAACAACATATTTCAGTATGATTATATTACCATCATTGACTTTCTTACTGATAACTCCATCACCAAAATATACTTGAAAATTTCCATCCTCAACCTCTTGTAGAAAATACACTGCACTGGAGCCAGTAAGCTGTGTAATGTCAGTAGCCTTAGTGTAAGTGACTGTAGTAGAATCTGATTCAGAATTTTGAACTTGAACTGTGAGGGTGGTTGTATCTGCTTTGTTACTGTTCAACATAAATCTTTGATTAACATTTGTACTGTCAACCGTGTACCTAGTTGTAATGTAAGTTCCTTCGTAAATTGGAATATCATTAAAAAATATACCGTTGCCCAATTGTGGAGATGTAAAGGCAGACGTAGTAACAAACTGATATGCTACGTTGTCGATGGTTGTAGTGAATACTTGCCCAGCATTCATTGTGGCACTTGGTAGAGTTATATCATTTAAAGTTACATTGACCTTTGCCATTGGAGCTCTAACGGATCGTATTTCATATCCCAAAGTTTTTGCATGAGATACTACACTGGATCGCAACACTGCACTGTCGATGAACATTTCATTTGCAAGCATGTTTGCATGAAATCCAAGGTAATGAGTATTGTAAGCAAGCACATCTAGTAGTGTATTAATACCTGATCCTTCAAAATCATAATCAAGAAACTGGTCTTGATTTTTCATGAAAGTCTTCATATTGTCTTTTATTGTATCAAAGTCTAAACCTGATATCTCTAATTTTCGGTTGTCGGCCATTATCGTAATACCTCCAATAGCACATTAAGTTCTACAAGTTCTGCCGCTGCATTAACCACTACAAACTTTACAGACATATCATACGCATTACGATCTAAATCTGGTTCCACCTCAACACTAAAAACTTTAGCTCTTGGCTCGTATGATACAAGAACATCCTCGGCAGCTTGTGCAATTGCGATTGAAGTTGCAGGCGTCATGTTTTCAAACAACAACGACCTTACGCCACAACCAATTTCTGGATGGAATGGCTTCTCATAAAAATTTGTTAATATCAAATTTCGCACTGAACGTTTAACAGCAGTAATGTTGGTTAATACATTTACATCCCTGTCTCTTGATCGTTTCGTAAAAAACAAATCCAAGTCTTTATACTGCCGCACCTGTAGCGGGGAACTATTTTGTCTTTCCGAATCTGAAAAAGCAGAAAAGTCTCTGAAACTTGATGTTTTCTCTATAATCGCCATTATTACTCCAAGGTAGTTTGTATTATTTATAAGGAATTATTAAAGTTCATACAAGGCCTTTGCTGGTATATACTCAATTGTTTCTGCATCTGCAATACGAACCTCTGATATAACTGCTTCAATATTTTCTTGCCAATAATTTAAAAAACTATGGACCCGTGGATATTCGGGAACAATGTCACTCGTTTGCCAAACAAACTTTTGTAACACATTGGTATAGTCCGGCATCCAATATAATATGTCAACCGTAACTAAACTTTTTTTTCTTATTATCATAATACATCATCTATTTCTAATAGACCTTCCACTTCTTCTTCACCAGATGTTCTTGCTGGGCTAACTGGATGAGTATGATCAACCTTTCCACCCTCTTTGTCAACATAATGATCTTTGTCGATTTTTTCTTGGAAATCATCAACATAGTGATATGTGGCAACGTCTTGGTGTAATATTCCAGTTGTGCCAACGATGGTTGTGTTAAGTGATGAACTGTAAGACTCTGTTACTGCTCCAGCAACGCTTTGTGTAAGTGTTCCTCCAATAACTTCCCTTACATTACCATCAACTTGAATATTCCAATCACCTTTAATATAGGTGTTACAGTTGGAGTCGATTGTAAGGTTTGCAGTTCCTTTGATATTAACGTAATTAGAGCCTGCAACAACTTCGTAATTGTCTCCAACAACTCTTGTTTGTTTATTTCCATCCGCATCAATTTCATAAAATGTTCCGACAGTATGATATTCATGAATACGCTCAGAACCAGGCGTATCATCATATTCTTTAATATGACCACTCTCTG